GTGTCACAAACATTGAAATGATTATTGTAGGCAATCGTTTCAGATGCCGGTATTGTGCCATTCGCATTGCGAGAACTGGACAAGTCTAAGTAGGCTTGCCACACGCGGTAGAGGTCTTGGTAAAGTTCTGTCTCGGCCTCAAGCATTGGCACACTTCGCCCCTGCTTGACCATTGTCTGCAAGAAGGCGAGCTTCTTCCCACCGGGGTCGTCGCCCACCTTCTCTGACAGATCAACCTGCCACTTTACCCAGTCGGTTAGTTTTTTTCTCCACTCTCAACCACCTCCGCTCTGAAGTTTTCCAGATCGCCAGCAGCATCGAGAACAATTTCACGCAACTCAGAAAAGGATGAGTCACAAAGGAATCGTTTGGCATTATCGACTGAGAATTTTAATGTCTTGCCTTCTTCCTCAAAGCCTTCCCAGCCTACAATCAAACCTTCAGCCACCGCTTCCCATAAGATACGGGTTGCGGTTTCATCATCCAGTTGCTTCTTGCGGATTTGAATGGCGTAGGGCTTCTGTAGACGTTCATAGGCTTTTTGGAATGAGTCACAGCCTTTACGCCGCACCTGAATCCATACGCCATCACTCAAAGGAACTTTAATACCTTCCTCGGCTTTGCTGGGGTCGGTTTTTAAGCTGTTAATATCCATCTATATTAGACCTTCGTTACAGTTAGGGTTGATAATTCCGTCCCATCATACAACGCAGTGAAGTCCATGTTTAGGAAAACGTCGGTATCTTTACCAGTTACATCAGGTGAACCAGATGCAAACTTAATTTTAGGAAGAAAGAAGGTGTAAGTTGTCACGCCATCCGATACATCCCATGATAAAGAAATGTCAGTATTATTGATGAGGTTATTGTAGAAAGTAATGTCATCAAAATAGACGTTCACTGAACCAGTAATAGAGCAAGAGCCATATTCCTGACCTGTAGCAGAAACTGTCCCGATGCACTCTTTCGCCCTGAGGTTGTTGTTCAAGCTAAGGTTAATGCTCTGGAAACAGATAGTGGTTCCAACCGCGTCAATCTTCATGTTGGAGACATCAGAGGTCGCATTCATCACATCGGTGACAGTTGCCGCAGTAGTTGAACCAACACCAACCAATGAGGTCGCGCTGTCTCCTGCAAAGTTACCAGCGAAACCGAAGGAGCCTGTCACCGGCTGCCCAAACTCAAAGGCCATATCCCAAGACCCAACGCGCATCCCTTTAAATTGCAGAAAGTGCGGGGGGCTGAAATCTTCATAGCCAACTTCCATCGAGAATGAATCACGATTGGTTCCGACCTTATAAACACCACCAGCAACAGTCCCAGCCATAGCTGATTCCATTAACTCATCATAGGTGTTTGCCGACCATTCAAAATCAAGACTGCCTTCAACATCCTGACCAACGATAAACAAATCAGATACTTGTCGGTTGGAGTTGATTTCATTTGATTCTTGCGTTCTTGGTTTTCCTGACAGATTTTCAGACGTAAAGCGAAGCGCCTGCCAGACTGATGCAGTGGCTATAGGAGTTGTCCCATATGCCGTTTCTGCGATTGATTTTACACTGACGCGATTAGCTTCAGACATTGCGATCTCTCCGGTAAGGTATAGTGATATTGGTTTGATGCCAGCCGTCATTCACTCCAACAGGAGTCTTTATGGCCGAATAAGTTTTAATGTCGCGCCCACCGCTTAAATCTGGAATGCGCTTGTGTTCAAATAAAGCAGTGAAGGTATCAACCAGTGTTCTAGCTGATGCCGTCCCGTTGTTTTCTGGGGTAAAGATTTGCAGCGATACCAATCCAGCGTCACGAACACAAACCAATGTGCCGTCACCCCCTATGGTTTCCCCTGCGCCCTCAATAATGGTAAACCTAACCCATTCAGTCGAGGGATGGTTAAATGGCGCGTTTTCATAAGCAACGCTAGTTGCCGACCATCCGCCAGACATTCTAGTTTCTAGCGTTTTTCGTAAGGCTTCAGAGGACACTATTCACCTCGGCTATGGCAGATTCAAAGAAAAGGGCGGGGGCTTGTTTCGACCACCCGTTATTCAATGCCCCGATATAGGCCACATTGTTGGTGATATATAAAACAGGGAATTCAGGGGCTGCACTAAATGTAGCAACCGCTTTCCCTATCGTGGCCGCACCAGACTTATCCTGAACGTCGATAGGGGTCGTCATAGGTGAGCCGATAGATGGCAACCAGTTTGCCCTTGCAGTGCCTCCGGTGTACCCTTTGGGCGGGCTGCTTGCCCACTTGGACGGATCGCCCACGGGGGTCTTAGCTACCAGACGTTTATCCAAATCAATAGCAGTTTTAATTGCCATTACTCTATGGTCAGCATTGACTTCTTTGCTGAAATCTGTGGGCCTTTTACTCCACATAGCCTGACCTCATATCAAGAAACGTTTCAACCAAATCGACTTTAAGTGCTTCGATCTCACCCACAATAGACATATCAGTGGTGTTGATTCCTGCCCAGCCATTAGAAGTGCAGTTTTTTTGATACATGGCGACAAACACCATCGAAATTAAATGCCCTTCTTTGGCATGAGCCAATAAGCCTTCCAGCAGATTGACAACCTCATCATTGTTGGGTGGTGGTCTAATATTGACTATATCGCTCATCTGCGCACCTGTATGTTCCACAGGATGCCATCAGTGCCACCGTCATCAGCACTAACCACATTCCATATGTCGGAATCTTGAGTGAATTTATCAGTCGCCTTTGGGGTAAAAGTAAGATTCTTGGCCAGTGCTAGTTTGTCGTTTAACTGAATCACTGTGCCGTCAATTTGTTCAACTCGATAAGATGTGAATACCACATCAATGCTGGTTGCTGCGGCATAACTGCCAGATGAACCAGTGGTGGGGTTATATGTGCCTTCCGTGAATTGCTGGTAGCTGACAGATTTCACAAAGTCGGCAAAGATAACAAACATCTTGTCGGCTGTTGCTTGAAACGTTGTCTTGATACCCATTATGCTCTCAATAATTGGTTGGCTTTGGTGTCGAGATAGAAAGAGATAATTGTTCTAACATCGGATTGAATAGTGGCTTTATCAGCAACATCAGGCACAGCCCATTCTGCTTCTAAAGCCCCTAGTTTTGCTTTCTTCAATAACGCCATAGACTGTGAATCGGTTTTGCTCGCATCTGCCTCCAGCAAGTCAAGCGCCAACTCAGCCGTAGCTTGTTCTAAAAATAATGGAATCGTCGAGAAGTCTAAGGCATATCCCTCTTTATCGGTAACATCAGACCTCGGCCATCTCAACGAATTATCATTGTCTACTTTGAATCCAACCCAATCCATAGCGTCTAGCATCCGGGTGGCGGTTTTTAAAGCCCGCTCGCGGGTGTAGATGTCAGCATCTTCCCAGAGTGAGGAATACATCCGACCAAGAAAGTAATCATCAGCCGTGGCAATGCTCACAAAGGAATCCGCTGAAGCGCCGGGAGTTGCGTTAATAGACATAGAAGCTCCAAATAAAAAGGGGCCGAAGCCCCAGTTAATTAACCAATAAGAATAGCCATATGCTCTGGCTTAACGGCTTTCACGCCCCAAGCTAGTGCTATCTCATATTGCACTTGACGATATTGCTCATAGATTGACACTTCAAAGCTCAAGCCAGAACGCGGGTCAGTGATGATCTGACGATCAACAGCAGAGTCACCTTCGGCTGGAAGCGCAGGAGCGCGAGTAGCCAAAGCAATAGCGGAACGGTTGAATGCTAGGTTGCGAGGAGCAGCAGCAATAACAGTAATCGCCTGAGTGGATGCGGGCATAACTTCTCGCAAACCGGGAGCGGCTAGAGTAATCGTACCGCCATCGGCAGCACTAGCATCACCAGAGGCAATAACATACTGGTTTGAATCACTTGCGAAGGTAACAATGTCGCCAGCGATCAACGAACCAGTACCAACAGCAGTCAGAGTCAGAACAGTTGTGCCTACTGCGTAACCAGTACCATCAACAGTAGATGAGTCGCTAGTACCAACAGTGGGAGAAACAACCGCAGCAGACTCACGCAACGCAAAGCCATGAACGTCCATCAATACGCCTTGACGCAAGATAGAGTCACTGCCAACAGCATCAACGCGGGCTTGTTTGCCTAAGAAGTTTGCTCCAGCAGTTGTTCCTAAAACCAATTGATTATCGGATAAAGGACAGCCGTTGTCCTTCAGGATTTTCATGGTGTAAGAACCATCGGTGTAATCATTTGCAGTGGCGAAAGGTACAGTGGCAGCCGCGCCATAAGCACGAGAAGCATGAATGTACAATGCAGCAAGGTCAGCTTCAACCTCATTAGTCAATGTACGCATGGCCTGTGCAAACTGGTCAACCATGATGTTGGCACGACCGGGGCCATTGTTATTCAAGCCCAAAGACTGCTCACCATTCCAGCGGATAGGAACACGACGAGACTTGGTGATAGACATATCGACATTGCCGATAACTTGATCACCATCATCTGGAGGTGTTACACCGGGAGTGATGTCAGCAGCAGCCGCAGCAGGTGCAACAGGGGAGCGAACAGTTTGGCCTACAGCAGCGCGTTCAAACGTCATGTCAGAGCTAACCGCAGGGACGAAACCAACCAACTCACGCGAAACAGTGTCCAGCGCGTTGTATAGGTCGGGGATAAGATTTGTAATAGTAGCCATTTTGGTATTCCTTATTCTGTGATTTTACCGCCTTCCTTCACATAGGCCATCTGCTCAGTGGGAGATAGGCTTGCGAATTCAGTACGGTTTATTGCTTTCTTCCCGGCCCCGCCGTTGGTTCCAGTTGCTCCGCTTCCGGTTCCCTGAGTGCCTTTAACGAATCGCGCATACAATGCGTTACCGGCTATCTCACTAGACAAGTCAGCGATGGTCTTATAAGAGCCATCACCTTTAATGCCATTCTTTACCCGGGCAGTCATGCGCCCGTCTTGCTCAACCATTTCGATCATGCTGCGAGTTTTCATCAGCAGATATTCTAGACTTGGTTCATCTACCGCAATAGGCGATAGAGCAGCAAGTAGTTGGTTGTCAATAACCTCTTTTTCAAGGCTACCTTTTAATGTGTCGATGGTGCTTTGAAGCTCACTGGTTCTACTTTCAAATTGCTCACCCCATGAGCTTTTTTCGGTATTGTGTGCTTCAATGATTTTGTCAATTTGACCCTTATCAACAAAGCCCTGCCTTTCTGTTTCCCGAAGGGTGGATTCCATTTCAAGATATTTTTCGGGGTCGATACCTTCCAGCTTTTTCATCTTTTGCTTGAGCGGCTTCAGCTCATCCAATAGTTCATTGTTTTTGGTCAGTAAGCCTTGCGCCGTCTTTTCAGCTAGGGCTGTTGCCTGTTCTTGAATCTGCTGGTTTATAGTATCTTTCAGTTCTGGGTTTTGTTCATAAAGTTCGTTGATGTTCATTCGTATGATCTCCGACCATTGTTGTTGCTCTCAGAGCAGGTAAATCCCTACAGAATGTAGGTCTATTAGTTAAAACGTATTTCCCACGTTTCCGAGCAGGTTCCATGCTCACGGGGAAGCCATGTGACTTGTGCGCCTTCATATGTTCTTAATAGGAATTCGTGCCATTCGTCATATGAGCGAATGTTGATGTGCAGGTCATGGCCTTTGAATCGGCTGGGATAATTAGCTGCCGTAATGAAGATGCACTTCTTGGCAACTCTGCCCAACTCCATCAATGTGCGCTCAGTATCCTCTGGTAATAAATGCTCTAATACATCGAACATTGTTACCAGATCGACACTGTGGTCGGGGCATGGAATAGCCCAAGCATAACCCTTAATAATCTCATTGCCGGTTAAATAATCAACAACCTCCAGCCCTTTCGACTCATAGCCAATGGACTTGGCGTAGGCAACCATCTCACCGCGCCCACAACCTACATCAAGGTGGCTCTGGCAATCCGCACGAGCCTCCAATAGGTTGGCTTCGGCATAGGCTTTGCGAGCGTCACCCATCTTGTAGCAGTCGTCTTGATAGGCGACTTGGTATTTTTCAACCTCTGCTTCTTGTGCGCTCAATGTTTAATTGCTCTTGGAGATTGACTTGCGGCCAAAAATAACTGCACACAATTATAAGTCTCTAGATATAATT